CTTTGATTGGAGTTAAGTTGAACGGATTGTACATTGTAGGAGTAAGTTGTAATGGAACGTATGGTGCGTAGATATAACCTGTATCAAGTAAAGACGTTCCTTTGTGTCCCAATAACACTTGGTTTGGTGGGAAGTAAGGGTCTCTATACACTTGATATCTACCAGCTAAAGTTCCAACTCTTTCGATACCCATGTTGTATTGGTCTTGTTCAGGAGCTGCGTTTGATACGTGGAAATATTCCAAATCATCAAAGATTGCACTGATTTCAGAAGAAACAACAATCCAGTTAGCACCACCTCTTAAGGTAGACTTATGGATTTGAGCAGAAACTTGGTTGATTGCTGTGATAAGCGTTTGGTTCCAGTCTTTTTGAGTGTAAGGAACTGCGTTAGTGCCTAATCTCTTCCAACCGTTGTAATCCCATCTTAAGTTCCAAGCTGCACCTTTTCTAAGGTCTCTTAAGATTTCTCTATCGATTTCAGCCGCAACTTGCTCAGATAATAAAGCTGTTAATTCAGCTTCAGCATCGATGTTGTGGAATGCCGCAACGTCTTGTGCCATTTCTGGAGACCATTGTGCTCTTAATTTTCTTTCAGTTACAGAAACTGTTACTGATTGTAGGTCGAATGATACCTCACCGATTCTATCTTCGAATTCTAAGTTCTTATAAATTCTGTAAACAGGGATAAACGCTTGGTTTATTGCTGTTGTAGAAGAGAACGTAGAACCTGTGTAACCGTCGATTGAACCACCACAAGAGATACAAGCAGGAACCTGAAGGTCTACTTCAAGATAGATTTGACCATCAACGTCACAAATGTCGTCGTATTGACCACCACCTGTTCTAGAACCTGGGAAATCTAATTGTGCATTGTTGTTACCGTATTGAACGATACCTTTACCATATCTTTGAGTTACAACTCTAAATAAGTAAGGACCGCCACTTGCAGTTGTTGGGTTAGTTCCTTGACCATAGATAGTTAAATCAGACAAGAAAGATTCGTTGTCAATTGGGTTACCATCAGGTCCAATTAATTTACCACCACCAGCAGATGCAAAACCTGACATGATAATTAATACTTTTCTGTAATTAGCAGTTGCGTAAGCAGCTGGGTCAAGATTTAATGTAACGTTATTCCATTGTGCAGTTACAGCAGAACCTGTTACAGCAGAGAACTGACCTTTAGAATAATCATATAAACCTGGTGGGTCTAATGCTGGTTCTTCACCCTCATAGAACTTGTCATACAATGTTCTACCAGTGTTGTAGTTATATCCAGCGTTTGGAGATGTAGGTCCATTAGGTGCTCCATAAGGAGGATAATGGATTCCTGTATCTGAAGTTGGGTCACCACCCACTTCATAACTCTGAATGTTAGGAACGAAGTAGAATAATTTACCGATTGGTAAGTTCATTGCTTGCACCGATACGATGTCGTTCGCTAATAATTTTGAGAAAACTCTTCTAACGATAGGGAAAACCACAGTTTCGAAAGCACCTGTATCTGAAGTTGTTGAAGCTTCGTTGATAAGGTATGACGCTTGGTTTTCGTAAAGTTGAGCTACGTTTTCTCTCATGTGACCTTTAAGACCCTCTAAGAATCCTAATTTGTCCCATTTGCCGATTGTGTCTTCTTTGATAACTTTAAGGTGCTTAAGACCGATGTTACCAACAAGACCTGATTCTAATAATGCTCCCATTTTAAAATATTTGTTTTGTTTTATTTTGTTTATTTAATTTTTGTCATCAAATCCTTCATTCTTAAGAATTGTGGATTTTCATACGTTTTTGATTCAATCAATGTTGTAGATGAACCTGTTGAAACTGTATTGTTTATTTTATTTCCAACTGATTCGTTAATTGATTTTGTATCAACCTGACCTAATTCGTCTTTGATAGACTTGTAGAGGTTTTTAGACTCTTTAAGTGTTTCTACTCCGTCAAATCTTCTCAGGATATTTATTTTTTCTTTTTTAGTTGTTGAATGTTCAGTGAAAAGTCTAGTTGCATATGCTAAATTAGAGTTGAAGATTGCTACTTCATTTAATTTTTCTCTAAACACATTTAATGCTTTTCTATACTCTTCGTTCTTTTCTCTCAACATGCTAACTTCTGATTCAAGAGATTCAACTTTAACACCACTTTTACCATAAACATAGTTTCTGTTATTAGTGATACCTTTTCTAAGACCTCTTCCTTCTTTAGAACCCATACCATAAGTTCTTGCAGCTTCTTTAGTTTCAGTCTTCTCATAATCTTTTCCACTATGAGTTTTAGATTTGTCACCTTTGTTGCCACCAAACTTTTGTTCGTAGTCTCTTTTAGAACGAGAATCGTCTCCTTTGTTGCCTCCGAATTTACCTTCTTTCGTTTCAGCTTTAACTACTTTAGACTTTCCTTCCATGTTCGCGCCTTTCTTGTATTCAAACTTAGCTTTACCAGTTCCTACAGATTTAGGTCCTACTTTCTTATCTTCTTTGAATCCACCTTTAGCAGATTTGTCATAAGAGAATTTAGGTCCACTACCTTTAACTCCTGGTGCTTTCTTGTGACTGTATGCCTCATCTAAGCTTTCTTCCCAATTTTGCTCGTCCATTTCTTCTTCTTGCTCGTCCATTTCTTCTTCTTGCTCATCCATTTCTTCTTCCTGTTCGTCCAAATCCATGTTAGCAGAATCATCCATGTCGTCATCGTCTTGTTCGTCAAATTCGATTTCATACATAATCTCTTCATCTTCAACGTCAACATCCGTGTCTTCGCTGTCATCTGATGAGAATAACTTTTCAATAACTGCATCTACATCTTCGTCTTCTTCCATGTAGTCTTTACGAGATTTAGAAATGTCACCTTTGCTACCACCATAATGTGATGATTCGTCCATTTCCTCTTCTTCTTCATCCATTTCCTCTTCTTGTTCGTCCATTTCTTCTTCCATAGATTCACCAAGTTTTACTAAGTATTCGTTGTCAGAATTGTTATCAGTAAGATGAATGTCTTCGCCATCCTTCTTTACAATGATACCGTCTTCTTCACCCATAGCTTTGAAAACTTTTAGAATTTCTTCGTCAGAAGCGTTTGTTAAATCAATAGGAGATTCTGAATCCATGTCAGTCATGTCTAAGTTCATATCCATTTCGACTTCGTCTTCGTTATCAATATCCATGTCCATACCCACTTCTTCAGTGTCATCGTCCATGTCTACATCTAATTCAACCTCGTCTTCATCTTGTTCAGATAGAGATTCTTTTACTAATTGATTGATTTCTTCCTTCATAGTTGAAGCAAGTATTCCTTTTGCATTCTCGGCAATTACATCTTCGACTTGTTTCATTCGAATGAGTGCCTCTTGTACTACATCTTTATTTTCTTGCATAGAAAAATTGTTTAATTTAACTTATAAATAGTGTCAAATAAGAAAAAAGTATTATTTTTCCTATAATGAAACGTAATTTTTTTGTTGTTGGAATAATTGAGATACCTCTACATTTGCTTGAGATTCAATCCAAGTATTCAAAGATTGATAATCTTGTTCGAAAACAAAGTAGTTTATACCCGAACCTGTTGATTTGTTTTTCAGTGTTAGTTGATAACAATTGTTGGATTGAGGGGAATTTAAAACCAACGTCATATTGCTAGGTTGGTTAATAGATAAAATATCTTTATCTGTTCCTTCAGCATATGCTGCCGCGTCTGACCATGTAGTCGCACTTAATAAAGTTGAACTTTGGTCTTTGTAAGTTATAATAAAAATCATTTTGAAAAGTTTATTATAAATAGTTCTATAAAATAAAAAAAGTGGTCGTTAGGACCACTTTAGATTTTTAATCAATTACTTCATCGATTTTACTCTCTGAAACTGAGGTTATTCTCCAATCGTGAGAAAACCCTTCATATTTTTTTGTAACTTTTGCCTCAACATCAGTTACTGAAAAACCTTTAACTAATTTCTCTTCTCTAATTTTTTTAATTTTTCCAGAGTTTTCATCAGGAAGGTCATAGGTGATTTTAGCAACAAAATACTTTTCGTCCATAATTTATATTTTTTATTTTCCTAAAAAATCGGTAAGTTTTTTCATCAAATCAATAGACTTGTCCAAATTCTTTTCTGGTTGAGAAACTTTCTTTTCTTCTTCAAGATTTTCTTCATATTTTTCTCTTTCATTTACATCTGAAAAAAGATATGCACCTGGTGTTGAAGGTGAGGATACTAAGTCAAAACAAATTAACTCAAAATCATCTTGAACTTCATTTCTTTCCCCAACTTTTTTTAAGGAACCAACACCTCTTGATGAAACACCCATAGTAACTCCTTGTCTCATTAGATTAGCTGCTTGGTCACCTTTAGTTGAAACAATACCTCTTTCATGAAAACCTGGTGAAGTGAGTAATTTCAATTTACCCATCAATATATTCTTATCCCACCATACGTTAGTTATTATGTGTGAGACTCTATCGAGGTCAATTAAAGAAGATTCTGGATGGTTTAATTCTGATGTTGATAAACCTTTAGCAATCATCTTCTTATATCTTTCAGCCTCTCTCTTGAGTATTCTTTCAGGATAGAATCTACCATTTCTATTTGGAGTGTCATATTTTTGTAGAACAGCATAAAATTCAAATGGTTTTGAATGGTCTAAAAAGTTAGTAGACTCCATTATGTATTTATTGTGTTCTGTTGTTGGGGAAATATATCCTGCATCTTGTTCGATTAAGATACCTTTACCCAATTCATATGGTTTTAATATTTTTAAATTCATTGTTTGTTTTAACAATAAATATTAAATATTTTCGGTTTTGACAGTTTGATTGATTGGTTTATTAATTTTAGAAAGATAAAACTTAAAATATTGGTTATTTTTTAAATTATCTTGAAATATTTTAGTTGTGATATTTTTTAAGAAATCTTTAATTTCAGTATCTTTAAACGTTAATGAGATATTATCTTTAAAGAAGAAATTAATTTCTAAATTCATAAAAGATTTTTTATTTAGTGATAACCCGCTTGACCTTAAATCTAAGTCAACTATGAATTTATCATCAAAAAATGAATTTTTTACTTTATCGTAAATTGAATGTTTAATTGACCTACTCAAGTTTAAGACAACTCTCGACCAATTTTCTACGTCTTTTTTTGGTTCTACCCAAGTTTGAATGTTAAGATATATTGATTTTAGATTAACAGAATCAACTGTACCAAATAAAACTTTCGCAGTTTTAAATCCTTGGATTTTGGAGGTTTTCCCTTTTTTCATTATTTTTCATCGTGAAACAGTTTATTTTTAATAAATGTAAGTATATTTACATTAAGAGTCAAAAAAATAATAAATTAGCACTTTTTTAATATGATTGTAGTAAAAGTAAATAAAGATAAAAATATCGAAAAAGCCCTTAAAGAATATAAGAGTAAAGTAATTAAAACAAGACAAATGTCTGAATTGGTTAACCGTAAAGTGTTTGTTAAACCTTCTGTAATAAAAAGAAACGTGCTTAGCAAGGCTAAACACGTTCAGAAAAACTTTAAATCAAATAATGATTAAAGGTTGTCGTGTAAACTTTTTAATTTATAGTAATTTAATTTATCGTATTTTTCAGATGAAATCTTTTCAATTGTCTCATTAATTGAGTTTCTTGTTGGTCTATCGTGGTTTTGATTATACAACGTTTGTAATTTATCAACAACACTTTCTTTAACTGTTGAATACTTTGGTTCTAACTCGGAATCATCAACAGATAACAACTCATTAAATTCTTTTTTTTCT